TTGCGGCATCGTCGTAGGTGACACGTAACGCGATGCCCGATACGTTGGCAAGGACTCCGATGAAGTCGCTCTCACTTGACGCGAGTGTCGAAGTCACTGGCCTGTTGCTGAACGTCTTAATCGCTGGAGTATCCCCCGACACCGTCGCCGCTATGTACGCACTTGGCGAATAGGCCGCGTAGTCCTGCTGGCGAAACGCTGCCTGCCACGCGATCAGCGACGCTAATGCTGTGCCGCCTGTCGCCACGGTCGGAGGTGAGCCAAACTCCTCGCGGAAGGTCAGGTTCGTGTTGACAGCGTAGCCGCCATCCTGCCAGCCGCTCGTCAGCTGTGGTATCTTCGGCGCAATCAGCGTCTCAACGACCTTGCTAACACCGAAGAAGCCGTTGTTCGTTGTGGGCAGCTTGTCGCACTTCAAGCGCGCGGAGGAAAGCGACCCCGACACGTCGCACACATAGCGGAAGTTAGCTGAGGCGGTGTTGTTGCTCGACACAACCACGACGTCGCTGTTGCCGACAGGAAGCAGCGAAGGCAGCGCTGATATTACTGTTATGCTCATACGTTGATTGAAATTGATATTTCTTTGCCCACGACCTGCGCAATGCTGCTCACCAGTTCGTCCATCTTCGCGTCGCTTAGCACTGGGTTGAGGAATGGCCGCCCCTTGATGCCTCTGCGTTTTATTGACTTGGCGATGTTGTACGCCGCCGCGTCGATTTCGTCAGCAGGGATGCCGAGTGCTTTGTCGATTGCCCACTTGCGGATCGCTGCCACGTGCGAAGGACTTGGGTTGATACTCCGAAAGCTGAACGGCGCACCCCTGTTGACACGCACGCCATTGACGCCGTATTCAACGAACTTCCAGTAGCTGGCCATCTCCATAGCGACCTGCGCGACCTTCTGCTCGACAGGCAACTCTGCGAAGCCTACCGATTGACGCAGGTTGAGCGTAGCCTTAGCGTCAACGCGTTCAATGCCCTCAACGGTCAACTTGATGACATCCTGCATCCACCGAATGAGAGCCGCGTTCACGTCAGGAGATCTGGACAGGCTGAACTCCTTGGTGACGTCAGTGCCAACGCCAAGTACGTCGCCCTCTATCTCCGTGGTAAACTTCATGAATGTAAATATCGCAACGCCGAAATCTATGCACTACGGCATCGCCTTCATCAGTAAGAGCGCGTTCATGAACTCCCTTGCCGGCATGTTGAATACCTGGTCCATACGCAGCGGATCTTTGCCGGCCATGCGGTAGACGACGCCCACCCAGCCGTAGTTCGGCTTCTTTACGCCTTGGCCGTTGTCATCTTCTTCTGCTGCTCCGTCAAAGACTTCCGCATAATCGTCAACAAAGGCTCTGAAAGCTGCAAAAAAAAAGCGGCATAACCCCAAACGTCACCCATGTTCATCTGCAACATCGCCTCTGCGCGCTGCTTATGACCCTTGCCGTCATACGCCTTCGGCCACCACTTCCACACCTTGCACTCCCTCGAAAGCGTCGCCAAGATCAAGTGCAAGTTGTCAATAACACCCTGCTCGCTCGTCATGTCGTAGGAATACAACTCAACCAACTGCCCTGCGCTGATTTCGTCGATGAACCACTCAAAGCGATACCACTTGCGACCGATATGTGCGAATCGCTTAGCTGCCAGCGTTGGCAGTGCCTTGCTCGCCGCGTTGATCTCACCATAACGCTTGTTGACCTCCGCAATCGTCATCTTCTTGACCTGCTCGATCGGGATGCCGTCAAGAACGGCGATGACGCCGATCTTCTTGTCGCTGGTCGTGTAGATGCTGTTGGCCTCAATAGACACGATGCGCTGGAACTGGTCGACGGTGATTTTGTTGAGGATGCTCATCCTTTTATGGCTTTAAGGTAAAGTGCATAAAGTTGACCGCATACCGTTTCAGTGCGATAGTTAGCAATGTCTGCAGGTACTGTTAGCATCTCGCGCTTGGTCACTGCACCTTCCGCGTTAAAGTGATAACTCATCACACCCTTGCCACACATCCAAGCCTCAATCGTTGTCCTGCCAATATGCAGACCACAGGCAAAGTGACACCCCTTGACCAAGGCTTCAATATTAGACACGGCTTCGTAATAGTGGACAGGGTAGCGACTTTTTAAGTCCTCAAGAAAGTCGCCATTGTTGTAGCCAACCAAAAAGAAACGCCTGTCGTTATCCTTGCACCACGCCGCCGCATCGTAAATCATCGCCTTGCGCATGTAGTCGAGTGTTCCGGCAAGTAAAACGTAATCGCCATCCTGAACGCCATCGGTGTTGAATCGGCTGTAATCAACTGGATTGTAGATGACGCTTATCTTGTTTAAGGGAACGCCATATCTTGCGTGTATTTCGTGCTTTTCGTGTTGAGCTATACTGATGTACTCCTTGATGCTTTCGTGCTTTACAGGTCGCTCTAAATCGAAATAGACGCTATGTATCGTCGCGACCTTTGGCGTTTGTGGGAATAACGCACACAAGTAATCAGTGACTTGCTTATGCTGGACGTGGATGACGTTGTAGGCTTCGCGACCTGTCAACTCTGCAAATGGTTTGATCAGCACCCCTGCCATCTGCGCCTCGGCAGTCATCGGGTAGTCCATGTATGGTGACGTGACCGTGACCTTATGACCCATCGCCTTCAATCCCTTCGCTACCTGCAAGACGTAAAGTTCCGAACCTGTGTACTGGCGGAAGAACAATGAGGCTATCAGTATGTTCATGGCTTTTGTTTAATTGGTCGCGCCGGGTTGCCATACGCAAGAAAGCCATCGGGAATATCGCGGGTGACAACGCTGCCTGCACCTACCAAAGCATCAACCCCGATACGAACTCCGCAGATGATTGTGCTGTTGGCCCCAATGCTACATCCCTTGCAGAAGTATGTTGACCTGAACCTGCCGTTGTTCTTCCAGTCGCCAAACACGCTGGGATAGTAGTCGTTGGTCGTCACCACATTCGGGCCGATAAATACATTATTGCCAATGATGCAGCCGTGGTATATCAACGCGTGATTTTGAATTTTGACGTTGCTGCCAATTTGAACTCCTGTATCAATGTGCGCGCCTTCGCCGATGACGCAGTTGTCGCCGATTTTAGCACCTGTGCGAATGTGAGCAAATGCCCAGACCTTGACGTTTTCGCCAAGTTCAACGCCTTCTTCAATTATTGCGGTTGGATGTATCATAATAACAAAATTACTACATAATCACATACCTGCCCCCAGCGTTGGCAGATAGCTTGTTCAACGCGACGTACCTAACCGCGTCGATGGCGTGGTTATACCTGTCAATCGGCACTCCCAGCGATGCACCTGTCTTGTCCGTGTCCCACGTATAGTTCCTCAACTCCTTGATGAGATTGGTCGATTCACGCGTGACTAGTAGCGGTTGGCGCTTCAAGATGTCGATGCTGTTGCGGATGCTGTCTGCCCCTTTCGTAGCCGGGTGGATGTTGAAGCCAAGGCGATGCACCTCCTCGATACTCTTGGGTTCAGCACTGTCAGCGATGATCGGCCACGACCTGCCAATGCCCAGCTTGCGTAGGTGTTCAGCAATGTCTTGATTGGTGAGGCCGTTTTGGTAGATCAATTCATGCAGGAGAATAGCACTGCCACGCTTGTAAACGGCCACCACCGCCGTAGGGTCATTCGTATATCCCCAGTCCAATCCGATAGCTACCAGCTTATCCCCAGCAAAGTCGATGTTGTCCACCTGTTGCCAATCATCAAAGACCACGCCCTGCAATGATCCGACCTCACCTAAGCCGTAGACCTTCCACCAGTTCGCCCAGTACGTCGATGTCGCCGCCTTGACCTGCGCCGCTTCGATGTCATCGCGGATCGTCGCCGGCAGTGCCTCGTTGTCGCGGTATGTCAGCACCAGCAACTCACTGTCTTGCTCGGCTAAGACCTCCGTGTGCGCCCAGAACTCCGACACCGGGTTGAAGTCGATGTAGATGGCTTCGCTCGTTCTGATGGCCAGCTGATGGTACGCCTCAAACTCGATGTTGTTGGCCTCGTTGATGTATAGCACCTGCCGCCGTGCGCCGCGTAGCTTCGCCTCTTGGTCTGCGCTGAAGAACTCAATCGTGCTGCCGTTGGCAAACGTGTAGGTTAGCAGCGTCTTGTTCCATCCTTCGTCGCGCCAGCGGTTCGTCCACTGCATGACCTTTCCAAAATCCTTCATCGCACCACGTCGCAGGTGCGGGATTGATTCAGATACGACGCTGATCTCGGTCTTGGCCTTGGCAGCTATGTTGATTAGCACTGCGAGGATCGCGTATGTTTTTCCAGCACTTGTGCCGCCTTGGATGACTTTCTTGCGGGCAGTCATCCGCCTGATGCGCTTTATCGCGGTGGTGTACTTAAAGCTCATTTGTTACCGAGGTGGGAGTCGAACCCACATTTACAACTTCTGTTTACGGTCGGGGTGCGCACTCCCTAATTGTCGTTTTACCACTTAAACTACTTCGGTTTTTTCTAATATTATTTTTTCCCCAATTTCCCCCTTCAGCTTTTCAACGTAGACCGCCGCATCCATCAACTCCTCCTGCAAGTGCTGCAGCCATTGCAGTGGAGAAAGGTCATCGCGCTCCATCGTAGTGCCGTACTTCTCCTTGCCCTTTTCCGCTCTTGTCCTAAGTTGGGCAACAACGGCCTCGGTGATTGCGTCAGTCATTGGTGACGTGGTTGATGCGTGCCTGTGCTATTGCGACGTACTCGGCCTCGCGTTCAATGCCGATGAAGCGAAAGCCTTCCAGCACCGCCGCCTTGCCCGTTGACCCTGACCCCATAAACGGGTCGAGCACAAGTCCATCGGGTGGGGTGACCAGCCTGCACAGGTAGCGCATCAGGTCGGTGGGTTTGACGGTGGGGTGGTGGTTGCCCTCATCCCTGTCGCGTTTGCTCGCCTTGGCGCAGTAGAAGAACCGCGCGGCTGAACCAAGCAGGTCGGTCACCTCCTCACTTCCATCGTGAATGAAGTTGGCGGGCCAGCGGCCTTGTGTCGGGTTGTAGTGGCTCATTTCCTGCCCTGAATCAGCGGATGCGTGA